CTCGCCAGCGGCAAGGTTCATCGCCGGAGCCAGGGCAGCGGCGGCCTGTTCCGCGCCCAGACCGGCGCGGGCAAAGTTCAGGGTGGCGGTGGCGGCGTCCTTCATGCCGAAGGTGGAATTTGCCGCGGCTTCCTTCATCGCCTTGTTCAGCAGTTCCGCTTCCTCGGCGGTGTTGCCCATCGTCTTGTTGGTGAGCTGCATGGTCTTGTCGACCTCGGCAAAGCTCGCCGCGCCAGCCGCGCCGACAGCAGCCAGCGGCAGGGTGACATGGGTCGTCAGGGATTTTCCGGCGTCTTCCACCTTGCCACCGAATTCCTTCATCTTTTCCCCGGCGGCGGCAACCTGCTGCGCCTGCACGGAACCGAAGTTCTTATATTCCTGTTCCAGGCTTTTCAGGCTCTGCTCGGTCTCGGCGATCTCCCTCTGAAGGGCATCGTACTGCTCCTGGGAAATGGTGCCGTCCTTGAGCGCCTGGTCCGCCTGTTTGGAGGCTTCCTTCAGCGTGTTCAGCTTTTCCTTGGTGGCCTGAATCTCCTGCTGGAGGGTCCTGTACTTCTGGGAAAGCAGCTCCGTATTGCCGGGGTCCAGCTTCAGCAGCTTTTCCACATCCTTCAGCTGGGACTGTGTGTTTTTGATTTCGGTGTTGACGCCCTTCAGCGCGGTCTGGAGCTTTGTGGTGTCGCCTCCGATTTCTACAGTGATTCCCTTGATTCTCGAAACGCCCACGTCAGCACCTCCTTCAGGGCATAAAAAAAGCACCTGTTTTAACAAGTGCTTTTTCGTGGCTTAATTATTTTCTTGGTCAGTTTCAATCATTTGTATCCATTCAAATAAAGTATCAAATCTGATCAGTATTGCGGCGGTCATCTTTTTGTCGTTCTGCTTGTCATTATTTCGCTGAAAGTCCTTCAGCAATACAGTTCCATTCTCAAAAAAGGATACGTTATTATGGGCAAAAGCGTTTCGTATATGCCTAAAAAAACAACGCCATCCCGGTTCTGCATTTGTTGTTTCGACTTTCAGGTTTCCATCATCATCTTCCACTATTTTTGATTGTGAATTCATATTTAGCACAGCTCTTGGATGTACCGGGCAAATGTGGCTACTTGAGAGGTCCATATCGACAAGAGCCTTTTTGGTGGCATTCTCAGTATAAAGAAAGCAAATATTATCCTTAAGGCCAGAAGTCTCAAGCATCTGCTGGAACATTTTGTCCGGATATAGAAAAAACGACTCTGAACCATCGCTTGCTTTACGTTTCTTCCTCCAATGAAAAGTATCCCTCAAAATCTCTTGAGCATATTTTTCTTCATTCAGAGGATGCAGCAGATAGAAGTCTATCAGCTTGAGAATATCGGAATATGCATAGCGGTTCTCAGAATCAGTCACGATTGCTTCAAACCGCTCAACAATCCCAGCAGAAAGAGGACTCTTTTTTGCTTCAACACACCTATGTTTCATCCGGTCCATTTTTCTCACCCTATATGATTATAACATATAAAGCGGCGGCAGTAAATCCTTAGAACATGTCAAAGTCTTTCTGTGTTGCTATCTCTTTATACCCCTTATACTCGTCGTTCCTGCTCTCCGCGTACATATCGTTCACCATCCCGATGGTCAGCAGGTCCAGGTCGCGGATGGAGATGCCAAGCTGTACGCAGCGGAGCAGGAACAACGGCGTGGTCATCCGCCTGTCAGTCGGGCGAAGTTTTTTTTAGACTGGACGTCCGTCTGCACGTTCAGCCCCCAAAGCTCGATGATCTGGGGAAGCACCTGGTAGATGGAGAAGGTGCCGAAACCGTCCAGCCATTCCTCCGGCGTGTCCGGGACGGAAGCGTCTGCGTGTTTCGCCATGATGTAGGCGATGTTCTCGAACATCTCAAGGGAGAGCATATCCAAGCGGCTCTCGTCGGGAGAGCCTTTCCCCACAGCCTTTTCCAAAGCCGCGAGATCCTTGTAGATGTCCCGGTGGAACTTCATGCGGTAAATGCGCGGGATGGCGGCAGATGCCCGGAAGGACACCTGCCTGCCATCAATCTCGATGGTTTTCGTCATGCTCATCAGCCGTTGCCCTCCTCGCTCTTGGTGACGGTGACGGTGTACGCCTTGGTGGCGTTGCCATTCGTCACAACGATGCGGACCACGTTATCCCCGGTCTCCCAGGTGGCCGCCTGTCCGTTGGTGTGCGCGCTGCCGTTGACGGTGATCGCCACTTCCGCCTGTCCGTCAGCCGCCGTTGCGGTGATGGTGTTGGTGGCGTTCGTGGTGGCCGCGGTATAAGCGGCGGTATCCGCGTCAAAGGCGGGGACCAGGGTCAGGGAGCCGATAGTCAGGGACGCCAGGTCGGTGCCGTCATCCCCGGAAGGCTGGTCACCGCCATCGGACGGGAGATACACGGCGCCGTACCAGTTCTGGTAAACCGCGTCGGTGGTATCGTCCCCGGTCTTCGCCTTGACGATGCCGTTGGACAGCGGGGCGGCCTTGATGGACAGGGTCTCGGTCTTGACCTCCACTTCCTCCTCGTTCGTCTGGGACTCGATTCCCGGACGGCTGGCGGCGCAGTTGTACAGAACGTGGCGGATCTTCTTCACATCGCCGTCGAACTCGAACAGCAGGGCGAAGTTCTCCGTTTCCACATTGGCGTTCTCGATGAGGACGTTGTTGGCGTCCAGCGTTTCCTTCAGCACGTCCGTGCGGAAGCTCTCCGGGACCATCGCCAGCTCCAGGTCGCCGTCATAGCCCATGTTGTTGGAGATGGTGTAATAGGCATAACCGTCCGCATAGAAATTGCTCGGCTCGCCGTTCGCGTCCAGGGACAGGGAAACGGCGCCCGGCATGGGGACAGGGGTTCCGAAGAAAAACGTCCCGTCATCCGCCACGGTCAGGATGGCGTAGTGGACGTTGCAGATATTGAACTTGACCTTGTTTTTCTTCTTAGGCATTGTTCATTCCCTCCATTTCAAACTGATAAAGGACCTCATACAGCTTTTCGCTGTCGATCCAGACTTCGGACTTGTTATAAAAAACGCCGTGCGCGTCCAGCACGGCTTCCAGCGCCGCCTCCGTTTCCGGGGACTTGGCGTCTGTGTACAATTCGATGTGGAAACCATCGACCTTGTAGTAAACCTTCCCGTCGGCGGCGAAGTTGTCGCTGGCGGGCATCAGGTAGCAGATGAAAGGCGGCTCCGGCGACTCACCCTCCGCAAAATGGTGGTATGCGTAGGGCAGGCCGACAGCCTCCAGTATTTCAAGAACCTCATCCATGTCTCAGGCTCCTTTCGATTTCCCGTTCCAGTTCATCCGCGCCGCGCTGCTCCGCGGGAGCGATGTGTGGGATGGCGGTCACACGCCCGCCGCCGCGTTTGGCGTGGCCGTGTTCCAGCAGGTGCGCCAGCATATACCGGGTCGGGGAATATACAGTCACTTCCAAAGCGGTCGCGGATTCCTTCGTGGTCTTAGCGCGCCAGCTTTTGGCATAGCGTCCCGTCCGCTCCGGCGCGTTGGCGGTGATGTCCGTTTTCACCGTGTTCCCGGTTTTCTTCACGGCAGCCTTCATGCTGTCTGTGGCAAGGTCGGCGTATTCCTGCAAGCCCTCCATGACCACGTTGGCAAGGTCATCGATGCGTACTGTTCTTCCCAAATCCGTCACCTCTCCGAAAGCCTGCAGAAAAACTTCCGGCTGTTGTGCCGGAAGCCCATCTCGTCGATGCCGAGAATGTCGTAAATCCTGCCGTCCAGCAGGACGCGGTACTGCTTCGAGTTGACGGCGGCGGTCTCGGAAGACCAGCGCACGGTGATATCCAGCCTGTCCGCTTCCTGCGTATAACCGGCATTCTGCGTTTCCTCGGCGCTCTTGCCGCTCCTCGTGGCGGTCGCCCAGCAGGTGAAGAAGTCCTCCCAGGCGGAAGTGCGGTTCCCGATCCTGTCCGCCACGGTTTCGTTCTTCTGGATGGTGATCCTCACCCGGAGTCCCGCGATGTCCATCAGACCACCCCTTCCCGTATGCCGAACAGAATCGAGCGCAGCGTCAGCGTCAATGCGTGGTGGTCGGCTTCTTCCCGATGCTCGAACAGGTAGCCCAGCGCGTACAGCACCGCCACCCGCATGGTTTCCCGGATGGCGGTAAGTTCCGCCGCGCTGTACCTGTCGGAGCGGCACTTGTCGGAATCGATGTCCGCCCACTGTTCCGGGGTCAGCCGAGCTACGTCAGCACACATCCTCTGAGCGGAGGCAAGGAGGATGCCGGTCATGGCATCCTCATCCGCAGTGTCCACCCGGAGGTACCCCTTGGCTTCATCAAGCGAAATCAGCGCCATGACCGCTCACCTCCGTTTCTCAGCCGTTGCCGTTGCCGCCGCCCATAGCCATGACCTGCATGGCCTCCGGCAGGATCAGCTTGCCGTCGACACGCTGGGTGCCGATGAAGCCCACCTGGTCGGTGACGGCGTAAAGCTCGTTCAGCCGCTTGAGGGTGCGGCTCTGGCGGTCGGCGATCCAGTAGTAGCTGAAGTCGCCGAACAGCAGCACCTTCTTGCCCGCGTCAGTCCCGGCAGTCCCGGTCAGGGCAGGCATATAGCCGCTGGTGTAGATCGGGCGGCCCAGGATGGTATCCGGCTTGCCGACCTCAAGACCCGGCTTCCAGATGTAGTTGTCGTTCTTGTCCTTCAGCAGCATCAGCTGGAGCAGCAGGGTTTCGTTGCACAGGAAAGAAGCCTTCCGGCGGTACGGGGACTTGAGGCTGTAGTACAGCTTATAGATGTTATCGAAGTGGACGGTCACCGCGTCCTCGGTGGTGTTGCCCGCGGAAGCGGTCAGGCTGGTGAGGATGCCGGTGGGCTGGCTGGAAGTGACCTGCGGATTGGCGGAAGGCCCGGTGCCGTTGATGAAAGCGTCCTCCTCGGCGTTGCCGAAACGCACGCCGAACCGCTGCGCGATGTGGGCGGCGATATTGAAGGCGCTGTCGTTCAGCAGCTCGTTGCTGACCTTGATCATGCAGCCGAGCTTGTAGGCAGACAGGGTCTCCTGGGCAAAGCTCATGTCGGACTCCTGGATGGCCGCGCCTTCCTCGATCCAGGAAGCGGAGCCGCTGTCCGTGGCGATAGGAATAGTGCGGGTGCCGGAGTTGGTGTGGATGGTGT